TAAATAAGCAATGTTTGATGCTTGTGTTTCAGTAAAATCTGTTATCAAGGCTTGAGCTTGTTGCTGACCTTGCAACCTAAGAAACTCTGCTTCCATTTTCGTTCGAGAGGTTTCTCTTGCGGCATTTAATTTACTATCTTCTCGAGCCTGTTTACCTGCGCCGTAAGCCATAGTTCCGCTTATTGTTGCCGCCGCTAATGCAAAATACTGTAACATTATCTATTAACCTCCACTACCATCCCATTGAGTTGTAAATCAAAAGGTGTACTTTGACTAATCTCTATTCTTGGGTTTCTACTATATCCTAATATTCTAAATTCTTCATGTCCTGTTATTGGAGTTCGTGCAGTTGACATATCATCAGTAACATTTCGTATTATTAAATCATTTCCATTAACAGAAACAGAAAGAGTATCTACCATATCTAATACAACACTAGTTATTTTTCTAGGCATACCTGTCATCGTTGCCCCATTGCGTGTGTTATAGCTATCTACAGGTAATGTTTTCAAAAGGGGCGTATATTGATAACCAATAAATGCTGACGTAACAGAAGGTTTAACGCTACTAACATCTATAGACCCAGAACCGATTGTATATGTGCCTAAGAAATCCGATGCATCGCGCACTTTAACTACGGCTCCATTGCTAAAATGACTTGTAAGACTTCCAAAAACACTGTTAGAGCCACTAAAAGTATCACAGAAATCCATAGGCATATCTTCATCAAATTCTTCTAGAAAAAATTTGTTAGTCCCAGAACCATCATCGCGTACAGCTATAGTGTATAATCTATTTTCAATACTGCAAAGACTATGAAACTTGCCTTGTGTATCCCACATTGACCAGCCTTGTTTTTTATCACCCCGTAAACTGTAGAACACAGCAAGTGTACCATCACTGTTTACAAAGAAAGCAAATGTTTCAGGTCGTGCAAATGCACCTTTAGTTGCTAATGATTGGGTGGGTGTAACTACTAAATGGCTAGCAATAGCTGATATACTAGCACTTGTGTAGGCGGCTTCACCTTCTGTAAAAAGAAACTCACGTACGTTTGTACCTGACCTATCAACAAATAGGGTTGCTCCATCAAAAGGAACTGGTCTTGCGTGTCCTGCGCCAAATGGAGTTTGCCTACGCACAATAGCGTTTGTTGGTGTAATAGGTTTTTGTGTAAGTGTTGGTATAAATAGTTCGGCAGTTGAGGAAAATATTTGCAAATCACGATTGCTTACTAAGTGTCTTATAGTAAATATATCACCAAGATTAGTTGTTATATCAAGGCTTTCATTATCTAATGCAGTTCCAATATCAAAGTTAAAATACTGACCAGACTTAGATGCCCATATTCCGTCAGGTTGAGATACTGTCCCAGCCAACCATAGCCTGTTTTCGTGGAATGTAATTGCACCGGGATAATATCTAAGGTTGGAATAACTTTGTTCTTGCCATTCAGTTGTTGCGGCGGTTGATGCTATCTTTGGTTGACCACCGCCATCTGTGCTTATTGAAGCATTATTACTACCACCTGCCGTAATGGTATATGTATTTTCATCAATAATAGATACTATTGTTTTAGTGCCGTTAATATCACCTGCGGCTATAGTAGCTATTGAAGCGGCATCAGTAATAACAATGCTATCACCTGCTGATAATCCATGACCAATATGTGTAATTTCAATGGTTTTTCCGCCTTCTATTGTGCGCAATGCCTCAACAGTTAAGCGTTTCTGTATAACACCAAATACTAAACAAACTACTATTGTCGAAGAAATAAACCCAACAATAGCTACTTCTGTGTCTGCTATACGTAGTCGGATAGAGTTTGTTCTATATGAATCATCAAAGTATGCCAGACTTGTTGTTAGTCTAGGTGTAAATGATACGCTTACCCCATCTGAGTGTGATGCCGCAGTTGAGCCAGCCGCCCCTCTTGTGCAACCTGTAAGGGTATTTGTGCTTATATTTGTATATGATATTATCTCAGACCCAATCAAAACCTCACCTGATGTTGGAAGTCCTGATACGCTAGCAAGGGTAACGCTAGTGACTGATGAGTTTATAGCCCCATTTAATGTAGTTGGTGTGCTTTGTGTAGCAGAGGGTGTAATTGTTGTGCCTGATGTTTGAAAGGCAAAGAAAGGCATGTGTGTTAAAGCACCGCTTGCCGATTCATCAAATGCATATGTCTCTACTTGAAATGTTGTAAGCCCTGTTCTTACTATCTTTCTTATCATAAAATTTTGTTGAGCCACAAACATGATGTCACCTTTTGTAGTAACAGTCATGGATTCAAGATATTCAACATCAAATGGTAGTGTGACACCATTCACATCTGTATTTATTTTTTGTATATGTGTAACAGTAAATGAAGGTATTGCGACACGGAATATATCTAATTGGTCGTGGCTAAATGCAAATATGTATTGCTCATCATCACTAAATATAAATGGTTCTATTCTGCATTGCATTCGCTTTGATGCATCATATGTAATTTCATTTGCAAAATTATATAGGCGTTTTGTGCCGGGTCTTTTTTTAACGCCACCCTCAGAAAGTATTATAAAATTACGGACACGCTCTGCCGCCGCATTATATATTTGTGTATCTACTCTTGCGGTAACACCAGAACTTACTTCCCCAAAAGAGAAACTAGATAGTGGTATCCTAACTCTTGCCACTAACCTCTCCTTTCAGCTATAAACCTTGAGGTTGGTATCCTTGCAGTTGTGCCAATTTGACTATCAAGTGACCTTGCTTTTGCCATGTAACGCTCCGCGCTAGCAGTCATAAGCTGGACTAAACCATCATCCCTAGCAATTGAAGCGGCAAAAACTGAGGCCAATGTGTATTGGCAAGCTAAAATAAAATATGGTGGAAACGTGTTTTCTGTCGCTCTAAACGTAAAGTCAGCAATTACATTATCTGTATTAACTCTATCACTAAATACTTTATCGCCATACACCTGATATTCAACTAGGGTATCTTGTACAGTTATTGCATGAAGCATTAATAAGTCTGAAGGTAGTTGATGCGCTATAGAAAACCTACCTGATGGTGCATCTGTTAGTGCCACAAGCTGTTCTTGGTTTGTTGCAAACCGCCAGCGTGTATTAGTTAAACAAGTGCGTATAACATCTTCATATGTATTATTAGCAACAATATTCTCTGTTGCTGAACCATCAAACGAAGTAATCGGCTCTGCCCCTATAAGGATTAGCGCACGACTAGCAATATCTATATCACTGTTTGTTGCTGATGGCATAATAGAAATGGGGAGGCGTTAAGCCCCCCCACCCAATCTAGTCAGAATCTGTCTCAGCAATAGCTGTTCCATCGGAAACATCTACCACTGAACCAGTGTTGGACAAAACACTTACAAAACTAGTTGTTGGTGTGTTTGTGTCAGCAACAATAATGACATCACGAATGTTCAACATATTAGCGGCATTATTAAAATATCCCGCTGAATTGACTGTTGCGATAGCATCAGTTGTTGAGTAGTGATAAAGGTTTACACCTGAACCACCTGCAAGTCTGGTAAGACCAGAAGCACTGTAAGCCATGTATAATCCTCCTATGAGTTATTATCTAAGACTTCATAGACACCATTGTCATCAATGACAACAGAACCCATGCTCATCATAGATGTTGCAAGGTGACTGACTTTTTCGGCTACATAGTTCAGTTCAGTCTGAACATCTGCACCTACGCCAAGACCTACAGATGTAGTGTGATAGGCAATATTTTTACCTGCACTAATAGCTGTAGTTGAGAAGATTTTGAAACCCAAAAACTCCTTCATTGTCATGCCGCCAGCAAAAGGTAAGTTTTGCTCGCCTACAAAGTCGGATGAAGCAAACTCTGTGATGTTAAACAAATCGGAATACCCTTTTGGGTGCATTGCCAAATATCGTCCACCATCTTCAGGAATGTTTGCAGAACCAAATGTTTCAAACAATGAAAGCAAGTCTGCCTTTTCAAGAGCAGAACCTGTGTCGTGGATTTGTGTGCTGTTTGCACCTGCATCCATAGCTGTGACAATAAGGTCATCAGTTTTACGACCAAGAGCCGCCGCCGCAGATTGTGTGACAGCTTGTCTTTCGTCAATGTTTGTTTTCAGTTCGTCTAGTTTATCAATGAACTCGGCGGCATAGAAGTCGCTTAGAGATACATCAACAGTTGTGTGGGCAAGTTCCATTGGGGTTACTTGACCATTACGCGCTTTTGTTGTGGCTTCTGCCGTTCCAATTTTTTGGAAACGAACAGTTGAACCTCTCACATTGCTTACTGTACGGACTGTGTTTCGCAGTTTTGAACCCATCCGTTGATAAGCCATGTGAACTTCTGATTCAAATTGCCTAATAAAAGCTACATCAATAGTGTTAGCCATTTTAAGACCTTTCAATTAAGTTTCACCTACGAGTAGTTATCCGTCATTCAGCTTCAATCAGTTATCCCTAAGGGCTGTCAGCTTATATCGGGCTTCTCAAATACAGGTATAACATTAGAAGTTAAATTTTGGCAATGTATAAAATTAAGCATTTTTTTGCCATTAGTAATGTGCGGCTTGTCTGCAATCAAACATCCAATACTTGATAACCAATTTAATGTTTCTTCGTGATGTGCTGGAACTTCATTGGTAACAAAGTCATATGCATTGCTGTAATATTTAACAACCTTACAGGACAACTTGTAAAAACTATGTGGACATTTGTCTATAACATCTGTTCCAACATACCAGACTACGCCAATACAGGCTTCTTTGTATTCATTAAAAATAGCGGGGGTATGCCCTGTTATGCCCAGCGGCTCATCATTATAAATTAATGTAAAGCATTCGCCAACATCTTCAGCTACCATTTCATGCAAGATGCGCCACGGGACTGCCTTTTGTATATGGCACTCCTCTAAATGTATTTGACGTAAACGAGAGCTTATATAGTCTGCGTGTGAGTGTAAACTTTTCTCTACAACAATACTGCCGTATTTACCCGCCCCCAAGAATTCTGAAGCCATCTTCTACTTCCTTAACAAATTGTGGGTCACGCATACCTTGTTTAAAGTATTTCGGGTCAAGCATCATTGCTTCAAGTTCTTCGCGTGTACGATGCATAGTCGGTGCCGAATCTTGTGACATTGAGCCACCCCTTACAGCACTCATTATTTTTTCTAATGCAACAATACCATTAGCACTATATCCAAGCGTACTTACAGCTTCTAACATTTCTTCATCATTATTAAAGAATTTAGCCACCCAAAGGTTTACTGCCTCAAGTCTTTCACCAGCATTGTCACCTAGCTTAACTATTTCACTTTCTAAATCTGGCTGTGACATTTGATAAAAGTCTAATAGTTTGTCAAAGCCTTCACCAAATTCTTCTTGTGTAGAGCCATTTTCATAACAATAGTTTTTCCACCAATCAAGCATGTCGTTGTCAACAGCATAACCATCTGGAATACCTTCTGGCAGTTCATAATTATCGGCTGTATCTGGTCGCCCTGCGTATGCCTCTGTCTCTAACTCTTGCATTAACTCAGATTTTATATCGTCATTACGCTGTCCTAGTTTGCTTTCCAATTGACCATAGGCCTCTGCCATAGTCTCAGGTGTTTCAAACTTTTCTGGTAACCATTCTGGACGTTCCACAATGGGTGCTTCAGTAGCTTCTACTGCAACATTATCCTCTGTTTCACTCATTTAACTTGCTCCTGTATACTTTTTTCTGCTTTAGCCATACGCTTTACTATTAAAGCTACAATGTATCTTTGACCTTCCAGATGTCGCAGTTCACCATCAGATACACCGCCACCAGCTACAGCATTCAATGTAATAGATTTTAAATAATCTAAGAATGCCTCACCCTGTGGGTTCTTAAAAATTGATAATGCTAATTCATTAAGGCTGTCGTCTTCTTCTTTGGGTCTTGTGAACCCATCAAGCGAGAGGTGGCGTGCCATTCATTGCTCCTTCAATTTGTTCAGGCTGTTGAGCAAATTGCTGGGCAAGTTCAATTAACTGCCTTCGTTGCTCTACATCCCTAATTAGATTGTCAGGAACACCAAATTTTTTAGCCATATAAACCGCTACTTCTTCAGACGATACAAGCAAGTTCATTAACTGTGGTCCAAACCTGACATTCACCAATTCTAAGAATCGGTCAACAGCAAGTATATCCTGATTTGCCTGTGCTTGTGCAAGCGGAGAAATACTTTTTATTTTTATTTCCCTGCCATTAATTGTAGGCAGTTCAATGCGCCCTTGTTCTCTAAGTATATATATTACACGTTGCAACACAGGCGTAACCATTTCTGCCTGTAACCTGCCAAATGCACTACCAATACGGCGTGACAGGTCTGCCATACGTTCTGCAATCTCTGTAGCTGTAGCTGGTGTTTTGTTTGGGTCACCAAGCATATCATTATACAATGCACGTTTGATATTATTACGCATATCGCCAAGCACTAGATTAGCTACATTAAAGTCACCTGCCGCCCTTATTGGCTGTAGACCAGCACTGTTAGGGGCTTTTGGTATTACTGTGCCGGGAACGAGATTAATAGTATCAACATTAATAATACCATCGTCATCCATTTGATAGACACCAGATATAGCCATTTGTGCATTTTCAAGTATTAACTCAATAGTAAGGTTTGTAGTTTTGATAGCACTAAGAGCGTTGACTAATGGACCGCGCCCATATATTTCACCTGCCGCTTTACTCCATCTAAATGCAATAAATGGATTACTACCAACACCTTTAAATGTTTCTTTGTATAAAAGCTTCTCGCGCTCTAGGTCAATTACATAGTATGCGTTCTTTTCTACATTTGGCTCATCATATATACGACATACCAATTCTAGTAACTTAACCTCTTTATCAGGGTTTTGGTCCATCATACGAAGCATATCATCAGATATATCAGCATTAGGATAAGCTACAGGAATAGATGCACATTTAATTTTACGCTCACGATATACGTGGTCAATCCTATCATCAGGACCATTTTCCAAAACTACATGAGGTAATGGAACAGCAGTAAATCTAACTGGATTAATAGCATCACCTTCTTCAACTAACAGACAGGCAGTCCCAACTGCTAGGTCAAGAAAGCACTCATGAACTTCTTGGCTAAAGTTTGATGATTGTAGTATTTCAAATATGTATTCTGTTACTTCATCAAGGTTGTTATTTACTTCTTCAGTATCTTCAGGCGGGATTTCACTGCCAGCCAAAAAGTCTGCCCACCTTGCGTAATTTGGGACAAGCCCTGTTTGCAAACGGGAAGCAAACTCTTGGACACCCACAACCGCAGTTTCGTCAAATATTTTGTCATCGCGTCTTTGCCCTTTTGCAATCTCATGGAAGCCTGTTCTTTGCGGTAATGCATAATCAATGCACTCTTGGAATAAATCTTCAAACGGAAGCCTTTGCGCTTTCGCTTTTGTGTATTTGTCGATGTAAAACTTTGCTTCATTTTTCATTAAAAGTATGACCTTGAACGTGACACAGGGCGCAACAACGAGCGTCTTTGCCCAGCAAATCCTCGTAGTGTTCGACCAGAATTTGCATCCTGCCTGTTCTTATCTCTAAATCTTGCCACCTGATTATCAGGTGCTTTAATGTCAGCAAAGACAGGTTGATTTGTACCTGTAGCTGTTTCAAGTGCTGTGTCGGCAGATTGAGTAAGTTCTTTCTCATCGGGCTTAGGTTCTTCATAAGCAACAAAAGTTGTTGGCGCACCAAGAAAGCCACCAAATTGGTCAATAACCACAAAGCCATCGCCTTGCTTTAGCGCAGATTTACCATCTGTAGTTACATAAACGCCTTCATTTTCAGTAGCAAGAATACCTTTTGGTAACTGTTCTTGTTTTGGCTGTGTTGTTTTTGCTTTTTTATTTGTTGGGTTCAGTGGATTTACACCTGCTTTAATAGCTTGGTCATAAGCTTCTGCCATTGGGTCAAACCCAAAGGGCATACCTGCACTTGAAAAACCAGTCATACTAGGCACTTTAACCATCAGTTTTACCTACCTCTTGACCAGCAACTAAAAAACCACGCCCACTGCCAGAACCACTTATAAGAGAACGGCGACCAACACCCTTACGTTTTTTTGCCGCTAACTCTAAAACTCTTTCGTCTTTTATTTTTTTTCTTTTGTTTGCTTCATCTTGTGCCAAAGCCTTTGCTTGTTTGCGTTGTTCTTCTAACAATCGCACCATAGCATCATTGCGCGTATCGGCTTTTTTTACATCTAGTCCAAGTATCTTTTTTAAACACATAGCATTCTCCTAATGTATTTATAGCCTTGACCATAACCCCTGTCTAGTTCGTTTAGGCTTTCTTGTAAACACATCAAATCGTGTTTCTGCTTGTATAACTTTCTGTTGTTGGTTAGCACCCAACACTTCTCTGCCCTCACCAGCACCTAGCATAAGATATTGCAATGCATCATGTATATGAGAAAATCTATTTTTATTTGGCTTATCATCATATCTTTCGCCACTTACTTGCATACGTCTGTACTGATAACCACCTTGAAAGCCTTTGATAGTTTCTTTGCATCGTTTGTCTATTAGAAAGCCAGAGTGACCATCAGCCATTCTATTTAATGGTTGTGTAACAGCTTCAATACGCAATGCTACATCATTAGATGGTGCGGGACGGGCTTTGAGACCCGCCCCGCGCAAAACTTGAAATGGCGTTGATTCATCAGTTTGCGCACGAAAGTCGCCAGATGGGTCGCCAAATATAAAATGTTCACAGTCATTATAACGAACTGCAAGTTCTTCTCTAAGTATCTCACTAAATCTTACAATGCCCATGTCAAATGCAACAACTTCTTGAAGTATTAACCAGCGACCACGCACCTTTTGACCAAAGATAGCGGCAGGTGTAAGGCCAAAGTCTAAGCCAATATATATAGGAATACCACTAGCTACAGGTATTTCTTCTTCGGCTATATGGGTCTCTGAAACAAATGAGGAGTATACAGGTTTACCATCCTGCACAGCACCCAATCTATTCATTACATAAACATCTATCCAGCTTTTTGTCTTACCTTGTATTAGATTAGGGTAAT